TAATCTTTTTACGGATAAAACTGTCCTTGCTTGTAAGGAGCTTGAGCAGGAAGTCTTGGTGTTCTTGTAAGCGAGTAAGTTCGTTAAGTGTGTCATATAACACCTCCTGTAAGGCTTGCTGTTGCATTTCTGTAATCTGTTCCGTATACGGATCTGTTTCTGCTTGTTTAGAAACAATTTGTTGTTCTAAATTAGTCAATGTGGCTTGATGTTGAATAGCGTCAGACTCTTTGTCGTAAAACATCTTAGGCGGTTTACCTAACGTGCCCAAGGACGTGTGGGTAGTCTCCAATTCTGATAAGAGATTGCTGTAAGTTGTGCTGCTCTCTCGAGCCGAAACCAGATCAGCCTGCTTCGCTTCCATAACCTGTTGGTGCTTACTATCGTGGAAGGGCTGACCACACGTATGACATTCATGGTTTTCAAGCGTTTCAATTTCTTTTGATAGTTTGGTTGCCAGCTTTTCCTCCCTGCTGATATCCAGTTTGACTCGTGAGATCTGACTTGATAGTTCGTTGATATCCTTGCGCTTTTGATCCCATTCCTTATGATCTTTGTGCGCTTGGATCTCCACTTCAATTTGTATCGTCTGTAACGCCTTAAGGGCTTTCTCAAGTTCTTTGATATCTTCGCCATGTTTGGTTGTCCACAATGTTTGTCTGCGCTTTAAACTTTCTACTTGTTCTTCTATACGTTTGTTGGCTTCTTGTTCAGCACGGATACGAAATTCTTCTTGCTGTATCGCGTCTTTGGTTTCTTTATTAAGCTCTTTGATGCGGTCAGCCCGTTCACTTAACTGTGTAATACCTAATAACTGTTCAATAATTGTGCGCTGGTCGTTTGCTTTAAGACTTAAGAATGGTTCTGTGTAGGTGTTAAGTGCTAAAATATGTTTGAACATGTCGTGGCTAAGGCCCAACATCTGTTCTATTGCATCTTGTGTTTCTCTTGAGTCGCCTTGGGCATTATCCGTTACAGCTTGTTCTTCGTTGTTAACATAGAATCTAAGTAAGTTAGGTTTACGCCCTCGCTCAATCTTATATGTGGTGTTGTTGATTTCAAAATCGAGACTAACGAGCATATTTTTGCCATTAGTTTTGTTTACAAGATTGTCGCGTCTTATATTCGAAATAGCAGAGCCGTATAATGCGTAACTAAGTGCGTTAATCGCAGTAGTTTTGCCGGTACCGTTCCGCGATCCATCAGCTCCTAAATCTAAATTCTCTCCTAAAACTAAAGTTAAGTCTTGTCGATCAAAGTTAATGCCCTGGGTTGCATTGCCAACCGACATGAAATTTTTAACTGACATATTTTTTATTTTAATCATTGATGCTTTCTAAAAGTTGTTCTAGCGTTATTGAACATTTGTTAAATTTTGATAAATTTTCTTGATATGGTATCATTTCTAAATTATTAATATGCCCAACAATTTCTGGAGGTGTGTTATCAATAAAGCCTTGAAAAATACTGTATTTGTGATCTAAGTGATATCCTGTGCGACCGCGTAGAGCATAGTGTAGTAAACTTGATAAATCATTGCGATTAGTTTCGGCCCATACTTTTCTTTTGTAAAGTAAAAACTCATCGACTAATTCTTCAGGAGTAGCTCGCCCAGATGTCACCATACCAGCCCGAATACTATTGCCTATTGCTCTGCTCTCTTCGGCAGTTCTTTGCGATGTTGTCGCTCTAACTTTAGCGCCTACTTGCTCCTTTAATGCAATTGATTCCTCTTCGGTTAAATTGATCCATCGATTTTTGCGTGAATTAATTTCATCTTTCTCTTCGTCTGACTTAGCGTTAAGTGTTGCTTGCCATTTATCTTGCCTTGCATTAAATATTCGCAAACCCTCTTCTTCGCCGTGCTCGCTGATACATTTAGATTTTGAAAACATTGCTTGAAATTCGCCTAACGCAACCGTAGCTTCTTCCATACTCATGCCTCTGGCTAAGTAAAATTCAACACATCGGGGTGTTAATGCTCGCTTTTCTTTAGCAGACATATTTTTTCGTGCTTGCCCGCCTTTACTTTGCCTATCCTTAACTGCTTGTTCTGCTTCGGCTTTACTAAGTCCTTTGTTAATGTAGTACAATACATTATTTGGTCGCCGAATAGCAATCTGATATTTTGCCTCTTCTTCAGTAAATCCTTTGTTAAGCCATGTTTTTATTGAGTATGCTGACATATTAATAGTCTCCTTAACATTATTTAGCATACGGAACAGGTAAGTCTATTTTCTGTATCATAGATTTTGATATATTTTCAATAATAGTTTAGGATCGTAAAACTCACTTTCGATATTAGTAAGTTGATCTGTAACAATCTGATCTACACTTTCAAACTTAACTTCTCCGGGCGCCATATCAATATCAATATCAGTGCGTTTACTTGGTATTAGTGCCATTTCACGCAAATTATAATCCTTAACAAAAGTATCTTTAATAAAGTTTGCTTCTTCGTAGCTAATATCAATATCTAACTCCACACGAACATGCATATTTGGTGCTAGTAATGTTGGAGCGCCATCGATGACCTGGCTCAATTTAAGCACACGATACAGGGGTTGCCTGGGCCATGCAAAATATTGATCTTCACAGCCCCACTCTTTGATCATCATGCCACGCTGATCATCGCCAGCATCGGCAAAGTTATGTGGAAAGCAATTACCAATATAGTTGATATTTTTTTTCTGCTGTCGTAAATGGAAATGTCCAGAGTATACGCTTTCAATACCCTTAAAGTTTTCTACCTTAAGTTCACCGTGATCTGGCATTTCAATGAGGGCATTCATTTTAAAGTGTGGAAGCTCAAAGTGCCCAAACATATATTTTGCATTCATTTTAGGAATTTTTTTGTAATCATCGCCGACTAACCAAGGTGCAATAATTACATTACCTTCATAAAACCAATCGTTAACAATGTGAATATTAGGCAAATGTTGAGCCCATTCCACGCCGTGAATATCTCTTTTTTCTCTGTAAAACAGATCGTGATTGCCAGGGATAAAATAAAACTTCTCAAAAGCCGCTGACAATTTTTCCATACATCTGAGAGAAGTATGCAAGGTTTGCATATTGATTGAAGCTCTTGAGTGGTGCCAATCGCCAAGAAACATTCCAGTCTCGCATCCTTCTTCTTTAGCCTTGGCAATAAAAAAGTCAATAAAATCTTCGCAATCTTGCAAATGCACAAGACTGTTAGACTTTAAGCCAAGGTGGATATCGGTGCAGACGGCTACTTTTTTAAATAGATTAGTCATAGATTATTAGTATACAGGAGTAAAACAGATTTTGCAACCAACTAGGTTAAGTTTCGTCGTTGTATTCGGCAATGTCAATATTGGTAACCACAGCACCAAAGTTTGGATTCTTTTTACCAGCGTTCTGACGAGTCCATGATGGATTAAGTCCGGCCTGTTCTAACATGTCATCACGAATGTTTTGATTTTTCTTTTCTAAATTTAAGATACGGGTAAATGAGTTAGTGATAGCCGCAGTATAGTAAGCAAACGGATTTTGAGATTTACTTTCATCAAACTGTAGGCCAATTTGACTGAGCTGTAATAGAGCTTGACCGCGCATTTCTTCATTGTAGGTATTGCCGGTAAGGTAGACCTTGCCATTACGACGAGCAACAAAGCTGCCATATTCGGTTTCTGGACACCAGACCTGACCGTTGTACGGAACTGTTGGAACATTTGGAAAAGCAACTTTACCTTGACTTCGATCAATCCCTTCGCCATTGTTTAAGCCCCCGTTAAAATTCAAACACGCACCGAGTGTTTTATTGCCACGTTTGGAAAAAATATTAATAGAATAGAAATTTACCAACTTGCCAAATGCCGGATGGTCGGTAACATAGTGATAATTTGATTTCTTTCCAGACATGGTCAACAACGCCTGAAAGAAATCAATGTGTTCTTTGTCTTTCTGGCAGTACGACATATGGCCACCCGTTCTCCGCCACCCATCTCCGTCGACCATGGTGTTTATTAATAGTTCGCGCTGATCCTGGGTTAATTTAAGAATGAAGTCCATTGTTAAATTTTTGGTTGGAAAAATTTTAAAAATCTCATTCGATGCAGGTCTAGACAATAAAAAACTAAGATTTTTCTTTTGTAAAGCCTCACTAAATTTGAACCCTAGTGTAGTTAAACATTTACGAATTCGATCTGCCTTGACTCCGGGATTTTGATAAATTGTTACCAGCTGTTTCTTTGGTTGATAATTCCCTTCGGTCATGATCCAACCCGCAAGTTCAACAAATGAGTCGGTGACTGTCTTTTCTGTTGGCGCCGATACTGCATTGCCCATGACAATCACTTGGTCACTTTGTTTGACCAATTCTACTTCAACCAGGCCACGAGCAGTTACAAGTTTATGGTTGGGAGTAATCAAGGAATCAATGCTTCTTGAGGTGATGTAATGCATTGGGCCATTATAATCGCCGCGATAGATTGATTTAATTGCCGACCAGGTTAGATTTTTATTACTATATGATAAAATGGTATCATCATCGGTGATTTGATTGATTCCTAACCAACCTCTTTGCGTCAAGGCTTCGGTTTCGGTGTCAACACAGTAGCCACGCCAGTTACTACGAGTAGCATACCGCTCGCACAGTTTCATATACATGGTGGCCAAGGTGCGTGTGGCATTGCCGTGATCTTTACTAAACTCGCCCGACTCAAAATCACCAATCCAGTGACTCTTGCCCACTTGAAACGGCTCTTTATTTTCATCTAATCTGTAGTGATAAAATGGAGGAAAGTTTAAGCGAACATGCTTTGGATCTAAAATTGGAATGTCAATTAATTCAGCCAACGGATCGTCATCTTCGGGCAGGTCTAATTCGAAGATATCTTCAATTTTTTTCTTTTTTGTTGCTGATTTAGGTATCTTTTTAGGTGCCATTGGTATGTGATCCCAACAGGTAATAC